GGGAATGATCCTAATATATATGGACCTACTATTACTTCTTATCTAACAAGAGGTACTAGCAAACGAGCGGGTGACATATATCCAAATCCTGAATGGGGTTATGGTATATTAAATCTTACGGGCTCCTTTGAAAATCTTAGATCTTCTAATCTACCTGAAATTCGTGATGATTATAAAACTAATACCGAAAACTCTCTTCCTTATAAATGCTATATAAACATGCCTAAAGAATTATATAGAAGAATAGATGATTTGTATAAATAAGATAAAACCTCAAACTGAATATATCTTATACTAATTGGCTATAATCTAAAT